CATTAGAAGATGGGTTAAAGACAGAAAAGGTTTTATTTGCTGTACTATAGGATTCATTAAAAGTATATGAAAATATATCTTTTATCGGATTAGTATCTTTAGTTCTTGTATCGTTTATAACACTCTTTGCTAAACGTAAAATCTCACTTTCATTTTTACATTTATTATCCTCCATCTTTTAATTATAAAATATATTAAAATTTATTCTATATATATCTCATTGGTGTAAAATTGCAAAATATATATGTATATATAAATTAAATGTACTTTTATTTAATTATATTATTAATATTACTATATGCCTCTTTATATTATCTATATAATAATGAATTTTCTATATATCAAGTAAATATAGAAAATTTCGACTTTGAACTTTTATATAAAAAACAGCCTATCGTTATTTCAGAAAAGATTACCAATATTGATAATGTAATAGACAACTGGTTTAACTATAATATAATATATAATCTGGACAATAATTATATATGGGAGAAAAATAAGTATAAGTATCTCTTTGTTATATCGAAAGATAATGAACCCGTTGAAATCTCTTTATGCAATCCAAATTCACATATAATAAATGGAGCAGCGCAAGTAACGCGAGTAACGAGAGTACCAAGACAAGATAGCAATATAACAACTATTAAATTGGATAATAAGGCCCTTATTATTCCCTTCAATTGGTACTATTATATATCAGGGAATGCAAACATATACGGGATACATGATTATATCACAATATGTACTTCGGTTTTATCTAAAAAGATATGAAAAAATATAGCAGTAAAACAATTAATGTCATCGGTGGGGTTCGAACCCACGAGTGCTTAAGCACATCAGATCTTAAGTCTGACCCCTTAGACCGCTCGGGCACGATGACTTTAACGCCATATAGGCTATATTAAGTAGAAAAATAATAGTAATGGTGGTATTCCGTTTTATATATATATATAATCTAATCCTTATATATATTTTCTATGGAATTTATAGTGATATGAATTTTTATTATTTTATAAATATGGACAAGAATCAAACAGATACAACAGATACAACCGATACAGCCGCTATAAGAACCATAGACATATTTATATAAAAAATGATATGCTACGTTACTACGTTATCTGTTCTTCGTCACTCCGTTCTCCTGATAAATGGAAGATATATATTATTTGGTACATACCACAAATGATCCCAAATGCCTCAATTGGACTGAATTGAGAACGAGTAAATTTAATATGAATCACCAATTTCCAGGCATTTATTTTTCTCTAATTACCAAAGATAATATTGAGACGGAAAGTATATACTCGGGGAAATATATTCTTATATTTTCTAAAAATCTATTGTATCAGAAAAATTATCATATAAATTTAGTAGATTATAATGGTATAATTACTGAGAAAAATACGTATTATCCTTGGATGTTAAATGATTTTATATCAGATCATAAGAAATTGTGTGTTAGAAGGAAAACCACGATGAATGAAATTGTATTTCATGATAATATAGATATGAAGTATTGTTGCTGCGTAAATATCAGAAATAGAATTGACGAGGATTATTTACTTCCAAAGATGCAATTTGAAAACAATATGTTACCCGATATGACTAAAATCCCCTTCTTCTGTTTCCCATTTGAATATATATACACAGGATGTAATCCTTTACCTAAAAGCTCAATCGAATGGTATATTGCTATGTCTAAAATGGCAAATATAGACGATACCTCGGATACCTCGGATACCTTGGATACCTCGGATATCTTGGATACCTCGGATACCTCGGATACCTCGGATACCATAGAAAAAATAAAAGAGAAGGCTGAATATTTATATAATAATCGCAGTAAACAGAATATAAAAGCATTGCGAGACTTTGTTACTTCGCAACTCTTTTGAAATAAAAATTGATATAGTAATATATATGCAAAGATTACTATGGACTGCATAGAAGGTAATGATGTTGATGATATTATCAATGAATTTAATCAGATAGGTATTGAATTACCGGAGAATAATGTATTGATAAACTATATATATTCATTATCTATAGATGAAAATTTAAAAAATTATTTATGTGAACTAATAAGAAATGATTGTGTTACCGATTACTTAACTATATACAATATATGCTGTGAGAATGATATTGAATTACCTCCATTTTAATCTTTGCGCTACTTCGTATTACTTCGTTACTTCGTTACTTCTTAGCCTTCTTTTTATTTGCCACCTTGGAATCTACAATGCCCAATCTATCATTTTCGTATTCTTTAATAATAACATCTCTGTGAATGACCCATTCTTTTTCAAGCTCATTAAGATCATTCAGCCATAGATCTTCAATATTCGTATTTTTAAGATTTTTAAGTTTCTCATTCAATTCGTTATATTCTTTTTCCAATATCACCTTTCTATCATAAGTCAATTGTGAGATAGGCATCTTTAGCAAATAATTATAATGTTTATAATTGACTGCTCCAGCATCTCCGATGTCTCCGATGTCTCCGTCTTCGCCATCCTTACCATCCTTACCGTCCTTAGCGTCCTTTTCATCAGACTCGTCGATTACAATAGGTGCGTATTTTAACTCTATTAATCTCAGGGTAATATCAGTCAGTTTTTTATTCATAATTTGAATGTTACCATTGATTACATCGAGGATAAATCGCATTTTATTACTTAAAATCTTAGCATCTTTCTCGAGGATCTTCAATTGATAATTTTTTCTCTCAAAGTATTTCAATACTCTTGTTTCAGCCCATTCTTTAATTATATCAACAGCCGATTCATATTTTTGAATAGCCCCATCTTTATTAAAGAGATGGATGTTATTAATGCTCAAGTTTTTGCTCGATTGTAGTTTAAATAAGACATCAAAGTTCGCTTCGATATTTCCACGGACATTACCATTAAAATGCAGTACGAACTTTACATTCTTTGATGTATAATGATTTTCGATATATTTTAAATTATTAAGATTATTAGTAATCATATTTTCCAAAAACTCCTTGTAATCTTCAGTCCACGACCCCACAGGCAATTCAGATATCTCTACTGTCGAATCATCTATCCACTTATATACCCCACGACTGATATATGAATTTTTCTCAGCCTTTGTTATACTACCTTTAAATCCGAGATAGTATGGAGTGATTTCGCTAATATCAAGTATTTCAATTGTATTATAAATATCCTCAATATCTTCCATCGAATTAACAGATATCTCAGACAATTTAATTGAATTACAAATCATCTTGCAGATAGCGATGATATCCGTGGGATTATACTGAGGAATGTTTGTAGAATATCCGGTCCCAATTCCAATACCTCCATTTACGAGAATCATAGGTATTACAGGAACGTAATACTCGGGTTCAATTTGCTGCCCGTCATCATCTTGATAACTTAAGATAGCATTGTCTTCTTCCTTAAAGATTAATCTTGTAAGTTTAGACATTAGCGTGAAGATATATCTCGCAGATGAAGCATCTTGCCCACCTTGGCATCTGCTACCAAATTGACCATTGGGACAAAGCAAATTTATATTATTTGTACCTACATATATCTGGGCCATACCAACAATTGCCTGTTGCAGCGAGTTTTCTCCATGATGATATGCAGATACTTCACTTACATATCCAGACAACTGCGCTACCTTAATTTCATTCGTGTATAACTTTCTCTTAAAGCATGCATAAATGATCTTGCGCGTGCTCTCTTTCAATCCATCGCATATATGATTGATGGAACGCTGCAAATCTCTGTTAGAAAAGTGAATCAAATCCTTATCAACAAACGATTTGTAATCTACGTTCAGTTTCGAGTAGTCCAATACATTGTTTTTATCATAATTTTGAAGCCATACCTTTCTATCGTCGGCTCTTTTCTTATTGAAGGCCAAATCTATTACTTCATCAGCTTTATCATCATACATATATGTTACCTTTTTCATATTCTTAAAATACTCTTTTGCCTCATTATCATCCGAAGTACCCAATCCTTTGTAATATTTGATTTTCCACGAACCATTTTTAGCATTAATTGTTTCGCTCCATTTCTCATAATCAGACATATTGTAAAATTGGATTACTTCTTTTTTGCTATTTGTTGCCTTAATAATAGGAGTGAGCATAGACGTCAAGAATCCAGGGATTTCATAGAGTTCGTGCCACATGCTCTGAAAGATATTGAATATGAGACCTTTAATATGGCTACCATCATGATCCTGATCAGTCATAATCATAATAGATCCATATCGTAGCTCGCTAATATCCTTGTATTTCTTATTTTGCTCCAATCCTAAAATTTTTTTAATAGCCCCGATTTCATTATTATCAGAAATCTTTTGCATTGTCGCATCTTTAACATTAAGAATTTTTCCTCTAAGCGGGAATACACCATATCTATCTCTCCCGATTACACTGAGACCTGCGGTAGCCATAGTTTTAGCCGAATCTCCCTCAGTAAATATGATAGTGCATTCTGCGCTATCTTTTGTTCCGGCCAAATTAGCATCATCGAGTTTAGGAACAATAATTCTCGATATTTTCTTACCATCCGTTTTTACCAATTTCTTCTTATCATAAAACTCGGTGATGCTGAGAGCCTTATCTATAATCCCTGATTTAAAGAGCTTATCATAGAACTTTTCACTCAATTCGCATTTTGAACCGAATTTTGCTACAGGAGTAGTTAAAGTCTCTTTGCTTTGCGAGTCAAAGCTCGGATTTACAATAAGTGCTTTTACAAATATAATTAGATTGTCCTTGATATGCTGTGTTTTAACAGTTTTTTTCTTTTTATTCAAAGTCATCTCTACGAGATTTTTAGTAATCATATTTGTAATATATTCAATATGTTTACCACCCTTGATAGTATTTATTCCGTTTACAAAGGATAGGAATTCGAAAGATCCAGAATTAGAAATTGAAGCACCGATTTCCCATCTTTCCCCACATGCTTCATAAATCAGCGGCTGCTCCTTCTTATCCAAGAATAATTCGCAGTATTTCTCAAAATCTTTGATTGAAATTTTCTCTCCATTGAATGAAACCGAGACGTCTTTGTTAGTTGTAGCACAAGCATCAATTACACGTCTGTGAAAAAGCTTATAGATATCTTCGGTAATATTCTTAATACCAAATCTTTCATAATCTGGCGTGAAAGTAATTTGAGTATAAGGAGCTTTTGAAGAAGCTTTAACAGTAGGCTTAACACGCTCAGTCATATTATTGCTAAATGTCTGAGTATATATTTTGCCCGTATAATGATCTACTGTTTCTACAATGAACTCCTTTGAAAATATGTTAGTCAATTTACTTCCGTAACCATTTTTGCCTCCCCAAATTTTCTCTTCTCCCTTATCATAATTTGTAGATGTTAGAAGTTCTCCGAATATTAGTTCGGGGACCCACAAATCACCATAAGTACTGTGTTTCTTAATATCAACTCCATTGCCATCGTTAAAGACCGAAATAGTACCTGTTTCTTTATCAATTGTTACTTTGATATTTTTAACATGCTTGATATTCTCCTTTCCCTTTGCTTCTTCCGCTTTAAGACGCATCGAGTGGTCTATAGCATTCACGATTACTTCATCGAAACATTTCAATAGACCGGGATTATATGTTAGTTCCGTCATGTCCATCTTTTTAGAAGTTTCATTAAATACATAGCTTGTAATCTTTTGAGGTTCAATAGATCCAATGTATGTATCGGGAAGAGCAAGAATGTGTTCTAAAAGTTCATATTTTTTATACTTTTCTTCAACTGTTTTCACTTCGTCTTTTACAGTCTTTGGAGGCATTCTAATATATTATGTATAAAGTATTAATATTTATATACTATCAATTTTTATAATATATATAATATAATATATAATATAATATTTGCGACTAAAAAATAAAAAATAAATTAAAATTTCATATATAGATAAATGACTGTATTAAATATAACTAATAATAGCGAATATCAGTATATGTTAAATAGCAATACTTATGTAGTAGTTATATTTTCTGCTAAGTTCTGCAAACCTTGCTGTGAATTTTATCCATCTATGGTAGAGTTATCTGAAACATATAGCGATATTAAATTTATAAAGGTTGATATACAAGAATGTGATGATGTCGATGATATTGATAATATAGTTACTATTCCTCATTTTAAATTTATAAAGAATAAACATGAGCTATTCTCTTTCTCGGGAGCAAACAAACCGATTATCATTGATACTATTAAAAAACTCTTGAAGGATGGTGAAGAGTAATCTGGCAAGCAAGGCCAAATACAGTATATAAAAATTATACTATATATATAATGTAAAAATGCTTTCTGTCGGAATTCCAAAAGAGATAAAAGCCTGCGAGAACAGGGTATCTCTTGTACCAGATGATGTTAAAACAATTATAGATTGTGGAATTCAAGTGTATTTTCAAAAAGGTGCTGGAATTAATTCAGGATACAAGGATTATGAATATGTAGAGGCCGGAGCAATAATGGTCGAAACCCTCGAGGATATATATAAGGCCGCTAAATTAATCGTGAAAGTCAAAGAGCCTCAAGAGAGCGAATATCCTCTAATAAATGATACACATACTGTATTCACATTTTTTCATTTTGCGAGCAATCAAAATCTCAGAGATAGCATGAATAAGTCGGGGGCTAAATGTTATCCATATGAAATTATAAATATTAAAAAAGATAATGGAGATATCTATTATCCGATTCTCTCTAATATGTCTGTTATAGCCGGTGAACAAGCTTTAGTCGAGGCCGATTTATTTATAAAATATAATTTGAATAGTTTTTCATATGATATCCTTATTACAATTATTGGAGTAGGAAACGTAGGAATATCTGCTATGAAATTAGCAATTAGTAAAGGATATACTAATATAAACCTTATTGATAATAACTATGAAAAAATAGCAATGATTAAGGGAGACTATGATAATATAGTAGATATTTCGATATATAGTATGAACAACGATAATTTACAATTCTTAATGAGAAAATCTATTATAACAATAGGTTCTATATATAATACTGGTAAGGAAGCTGAAAGATTGCTATCTAATAGTATCTTGGATTCGATGCCCGACGGAGCTATTATTATGGATGTCGCAATAGATCAAGGAGGTATAACAGAACAATCTAAACCTACTACGAAAGATGATCCTATAATTAAATATAAAAATATTAATATTTATTGTGTACCAAATATTCCGAGTTCGGCTCCACGCAAAGCATCGATATTACTTTCAAATTCTATAGTTAACTATGTTAAAGCTATAGCCACATCAAAGCAGGATAGATATCCTGAGCTATTATCTGAAATTTTGTAAAAATTGATTCTTATTATTTTTATTTTAATTAACATATATTCGTTTCATTTAATATCATATCATATGAACATGATGTCTGTTAGAACTATTATTTACACCTGCATTGGAATTAGCATTTGTCTAATTGATACTTCGGATGCTTACAAGATTACTTTCCCTACCTTGAAAAGAAACTATGCTGTTATCAGTAATGTAAATATCAAATCCATTACTGATTATGAGAAAACTGAATTCATTAAGCTGTTTAATGCAGTGCCTCTAATTATGTTTAAGAATCAGATGATTAATCCCGAGGAATATTATGAATTTTGCAAATTATTCGACGATAAACATAGCGAAGAAGTAATCCATCCTTTTGAGTATTCGAGGGTAGACACGGTTCCTCAGATTGCACTTAGAGGCAATTGTTATATTAAAGACCTCCATGGTATCAAAGATACTTATCTTAAATATAGCGACCCTTTTAAAAATACTCTTGTTTGGCATCAAGATATTGTCGGACAAGGAACTTATTTGCCTCCAGTTGTATCCAGTATGTATATGATTAAATCCCCTACTAAGGGAGGAAATACATTGTTTGCGAGTTTGGAAGATGCTTATGATAGTGCTGATATGAGTATTAAGGATAAGATTTTCGACTTAAAAGTAATCTATTCCAATACAAAATCGGGTATGATGAATTCATATTTTGATTATACAGGTTACAACAGAGTAAAATCGAATGAATTAAACATGAAAAAAGAAGAGAACATTATTACCAAGGAGCCTCTCGTAGTTTACTCAAATTATAATAAAAATCGTAAAGCTCTTATGCTTTCGCCTTTTAGATTTGTTAAGTTTGATAAAATGTCTTGTAGTGATAGTTTCGATTTATATAGAGAGCTGATGTCTAAATATATTGTTAATAAAGATAATATTGTAGACGTCAAATGGGAAAACAATGATCTACTGATCTTTAATAATAGAAAACTGATCCATACATCCACGCCTACTTTAGAATACAAGGATAACGAGAGGCTTTATTATAGCTGCTTCTTAGGAACTAAGTCGCCTATTATCCAAGTATAATCGGAGTCTAAACGGATTCTAATCGGATTCTAATTATATATTTGCTCTATTAAATTGCTATATACCGTAGATGATATTATCTCGCTACATATATCAGCGATACTCTTAGATTCGACGTCGATGCATATTATATTTTTATTATTTTTAAGAGCTTCGCGATATTTATCTTCATGAAGCTCGTGAATTCTTTTAATATATTCTAATTTAATATTTTTCTCGGCATCTCTTGCTCTTTTTTTAATTCTATTAAAACATTGCTCCGGATTAGAACGAAGATATATATATCCTTCTGGTTCCCACAATTTATCTGTTCTTTTATGAAGCGAGAGCATATTTTTATACTCTTCTTCGTTTATAGTCTTATCTTCATAGGCTTTTTCAACAAATACATTTTTAATGAAATAGGGGCTCCGCTCCATTAATATGATAGCATTGGATTTCTCTTGTATCCAACATCTATCCATCCACACTTTAATCTGAAAATTGTAAGTACTATTATGAGTATTATAAATGCCCTTGAGATATTCGTTCCAGCTTTCAACAGGCTCTACATCAATAGCTGTCTTATAATTTTTATGAAAATAATTTAATATACTTGTTTTATAAGACCCTATATTACCATCCAAAGTTAGTATAGGCATTTTAATATGTATTATTCACATGTATTTATATATCATTTTTTCATTATTTTACCTTTCGATAATATAATCTTAACATTGCTGTAAGTTACCGCAGATCCCTTGGTTTTTTTAATCTTGTCTGTAATATCATCTAATACATCATTAAATTTATTCATAATTATTTCGAGAGAATCGTTATCTATCTTAACACCAAAATGCGCGAATACGGACTTCATCTTCTTCTTCACAATTTTATTCAATTTATTGCACTTTTGTCCACCAGTCATTAACCCTATTTCCGGTCTGGCTATATTATTATTAAAATCTATTTTTAATAGGTCCGCGCCTTCATTCTGTACTTTATATCGGTTCGATTCATCTACTCCAAAGAATTGTGCAGTATTAAACGCACCTCCTTTCATACTATTGCTATTTTTACGCGATGGCTTAGTCGCCGACTTAGACTTGGACTTAGACTTGGTCTTGCAATATTTATTGAGATAATGCATTAGGAAGTTAGAATGTTCTTTTAATACTCTTTTAATACCTATTTTTAAACACAATAGGGACGATAAAGCCCCTATATTGAAAATTAATCTATCAATATATTCACTTAATAGTAATAATATTTTGCGCTCATCTACTGGCTTAATATCCTTTTCGGCTTTGATAATTTTTAATAATTCTTGCGAACAAATCTTAATATCTTTGCAATCTACCATAAAAATTACTATTTACTACTATTATATAAAATGAAAATAATTATATATATTAAGAAGAATGGAATATTTTGAACTTGATGAAGGAAATCCAACATTAAACAGAATGAATTTTATAAATGGACGCGTTGATGCTACTAATAACAGAAATACCTTAGATATCAAAAAGGCCGTTGTAAAAGCGAGCGAACATCAGGCAAATGTTATTTCTCGCAATTTAGACTGCACTGCTGTATCAAAGGTGTTTTTTTCTTTAGATAATATCGATTTATTACAACGCGGTATTAGAAATAAAATATTAAATCTTACAAAAGGCGATATAAATATATCGAGACAAAGCGACGATGAATTAAAGATTGTAATGAGATCTATTTATTATCAATATGGGAAAAATAGTGCTGATAATATTAGAGAACAGGTATTAGATTTAAATATTCGAGTAATAGAATGGTGTGTTCCCGAAATAATATCTAATATAAAACAATCTATTCAATACTTAAAAGATATTAGTACATTACCCGAGCCATTAGATAGGTCTGTTCTGCCTTCAAAAAAAGGCACAAAAACTCTCAATGTAACTGATTTATATTAGAGTAAAAATAAATAATATAATATATTATAGAAGCATAAAAAAATAATGGGAGCTGGTTATAGCATTAGTGCATTTGATTATAATAAGGATGATATTGGAATAGATCCAGATACAAAAATGAAATTTGTTCCAAATCAAAAAGAAATCGAATTGTTCAAAAAAGAGAAGATGAACTTATACAAGGGTACGTGGACGGTCTGTTTTGTATATGGAGTGTCTGCTCTTATTTTGCTTATAACAATATTATTTACAGAGACAGGCAGAACTTATATATATGATAAGTATTTACCAGCTGTAATTACATATGTCGTCGGTGCAATAATTATAATTATATATTTGATATATTCAATATTTAATATAAAACCGAGGAAATTAGGAAAAGTAGAAAGGACTATTTATTCATGCCCCGATTACTGGAAATACGATACGGAAACTGATAGTGTAAAAAAGGCAAATATTGTTAAAAATATTAGTGAGTTTTCCAATACTAATCCATTTGACCCCGAATGTACAACACAAGATTCTACATGTGTAAGAGCAGGGCCTACCAATAAGCAGTATATATTAAATGGAGAAAATGATATTATTTTAAATAGCGGTACATCTAATATATATATAAATTATAAATGTAAACCAGACACTATAGTATACGGCGAAGTTGATATACACAAACGTTCTTTGAATGCATATAATACTAATTCATTTGATAAAAAGGACGAAATTATATATACAAACCTTGGTGGTGATGAAAAAAATATGGAGTTAAGGAAATATGCTCAAGTATCTGGTGTATATAAATCGGAATTTAAGGAAGATGCAAATCTATTTACAGGCCATAACGGACAGTTTAATTTGGCAGAAGCCAAACAAATCCCTTTAATATGCAATGAATTGTATCCTGCTTTACTATCAGGTCTCGAAAAAACCCCAGATGATACAAAAGTAAGATGTGCTTATGCAAAAAAATGTGGTGTATCATGGAGTGATATAGATTGTTACGAGAATATTGTATAAAAATAATTAAGAGAGGTTAGAAATCTGTTTACATATCCCAAAAGTTTTCCTATGAAATTCGCTAATCCCATGCTTATTTAAAGCAAGAAGATGATTTTTCGTACCATAACCCTTATTTTTATTAATATCATACTTCAATAATATAGGATTGTCTTCTACCATTTTATTTATCAATTTAGTATGATAATCTTTAGCAATAATTGACGCCGATGCAATACTCAGATATGTGGCATCTCCCTTGGGAATACATTCGTACTCAATAATATCGGCGTCTTCGCCGGGGGGCACATAGCCTTTAAAATGTGGTCCGTCGATTAACAAGTAATCAAATGGGCTTTTTTTATAAGCATTGTCTATCGCTCGGTGCATAGCCTTCATGGTAGCATTTAGTATATTTATTTCGTCTATCTCGGTATTAGAAACCTCTCCAATACCATAAGTGATACATACACTCTTAATATATGTGGCGAGGTATTCTCTTTTACTTTCTGATAATTTTTTTGAATCTTTAATTTGTTTAAAGATATTATCCGGAAATTCTTTAGGTAAAACTACACACGCGGCTACAACGGGGCCTATAAAAGTACCTCGGGCAACTTCGTCTACACCTGCTATAATTCTGTCCTTAGTTTTTTCTGTAACAATAATATAATCATTATTCTTTACTGATTCGCTCATAATATGATAATATGGTAATATTATAATAGCACATATCATTTTTTATATATTATATACTCATTCATTGAGCCACATCGTATTTTTCGATATTTGTATGGGTCGCAATGACTTTATCGCTATAATAATAATTATTATAAAAAAATCTGCTATCGGTATAAGGTATTTCGTTGCGATACATAATGTATGTAACCGCAGTATCTTCTATAATATACGGATAGCTGTTTGTATATTCATCTAAATGAAATATGTTATAATTAATGTTTTCCAATGTATCAATAATAACTTTGCACGAATGGTTTGATATGTAATATAGAACACCTGCTGGACCATTCAAGTAGGGTCTTACTAAATATTTATTGAGATCTTCAATAGACATATTGATACCATGCTCTTTGTCTTCTAACTCATTTCTATGAACTAAATAATAGTTTAACATAAAATCATCGTATTGTGTATTAAATTTCAGATTTTTTAACAATGCTTTATCACAGATAGCTAAAGCCGGATTTGGGGATTGGCCGAAAAAATCGTACTTTTCAGATTCTAAAAAATTCAGTAAAATTTGTTCGTTAAATATTAGATCGTCGCCGCATCTCAATACACCTTGTTTGATATTAAAGTGTTTATAGAGGTATTTTAAAGATAGCGCTAATTTTTTTAGCAAATGCAGATAAGAATCTTCGCATCTTATAAATAAAATATCATCTATAAATTCATACTCTTTTTCTAAAAAGAGATTGCCTATTACTTTGATAACCTTCCAGCCATTGTATTCGCTTTTGAGATTTATATTTTTTAAACGACCATATCTATGTTTTTTACACGATAATACAAGTATAATTCCTTCAACATCCATTTATATAGATAATGGATCAAAATATTCTTATATATTATTGCTTTAGTGCGTCTAAATTTATAATATAATTATCTCTGTAGATATTGTATTTATTCTAATACGTATTCTTAATATTTTTTTCATATTTTTTCATGCCCTCTTGGCGAAATTGGATATCGCGTTTGACTTCTAATCAAAAGAGTGTGGGTTCGAGTCCCACAGGGGGTAATAAAAAATTATTTATTAGTAATAGTATTCTAATGTGTTCTTTATTGTGCTACTTACCTTACATCTTTTATAGACGTCTTATGAACTTTAGAGGTTCTATGAGACCCGTCGGGCCAGATAATTCAGATAATATAGGTGATTATTATGCTATGAAATAGCGCGGTATATACCATACATATTGTAAAAATTGATTTTTCTCTTATTCTTATTCTGTATTACTTATAATCAGCCAGATTGTCTAATTTGCACATCATGGAAAACCAACGTCATTATAGAAGGGATCCTAATTTACTTCTAATAGCCATCGATAATGCTCTTTATGATTTCGAGAGATATATTGTTGATATATTGTTGGCAATTACATTATTTATATTCTTTATAATACTAAGATATTCTATAACTTTTATAATTATTAATATCATTAATATAATGTAAAATGGAGTTTCTCGGAGTTTCTCGGAGTTTCTCGGAGTTTCTCGGAGTTTCTCAGAGTTTCTCAGAGTATCTTAGAGTATCTTAGAGTATCTTAGAGTATCTTAGAGTATCTTAGAGTATCTTAGAGTATCTTAGAGTATCTTAGAGTATCTTAGAGTATCTTA